TCGTTTTCTCATTTCATCAAGTTGTGCCCCAAGGATATTCCATTTATTATATCCCATACCTAAAACAGAGGCTTGATCCTTCAACATTTTTTCAAGGATAACCAAAACCTCTTCAAAATTTTTATGCTTCAATATCTCATCATCAACAGCAATACCAAGAGTTCTTAAATAACGTCCAGATCCCTGAGAAGCTTCACCTAAAGCCTTAGCAGCAAAAAAGGTATCACCTGTTCTTGCTGCCATATTAGCCATAGCCTGAGTAGCCCTTGGTAATTCTTCAGTACTTATCCGACGGTAGGTCATTAGCAGTTTTTGGCCTTCTTCGATAGTTGTCCTGTTAATGCCCGTCAACCGTTGCAGTGCCATCGCCTGATCCATCGTAGACTTTAAAAATTCCTGACTGAATGCTCTATTATTCAGCATGGCTATTTTAAGGGCATTATCAGCTTTCTCTTGGGCCATAGAGAGCTTTATCCATGCCTCAGCAGCATGTTCAAGTTCTTTTATACCAAGAACAGCAATAAGTCCCATAAAGGCATTACGTACCATATTTGCTGTAGAATTAAGGTTTTTAAGGGTTCCGTCAAGATCGTTGACATTACCTTTAATCCCCTGGAGCTTTACATTTCCCTTATCATCTACATCAACGTCTATTACAAGTTTTGCCATTAACTAACAACCAACCTTATTTATCGTCTTCTAGTGATTTTGTTTCACGGTAAGCACGAACCATGATATTACACAAATCCATAATTGCCGGTCGCTGATAAATGGATATCTGATACGTTTTAAACTGTTCAGTTACCGCATTAATCTGAAAACCGCCCATGCCGTTCTCAACCCAGACCTGGATATCCTGCCAGAAATTTACAAATTCCCGATTCGGAGAAGATAATTTAGGCATTTTTCCCGCTGGATTACCCTGACACTCATTTATATATTCTATCCCTGGACATTCTGGAGTTAAGCCATCTGCCTGAAATGTCATTATGCACTCTTTGCAGGTAGTGGCCTTGATTTTAGCCCAAAACCATAATGCCCAGTCTTTTAGTTTTTTTCCTGATCAACCTTCTTATTTTGTAAAAATTGGCTTTTGATTTGAACAAAAGATGGGATTTCCCATCCTGATTTCTGAAAAATTTCTTCCTTCAGCTTTTCGGTAAGCTTCACGGGTTGACCCTTGCTGTCAACAAAGTTTTTCCATGCCATAAATGCGTAAAGGAATGATCTTAGCCGGTCATTCCCCGAAATACCAAAACCCCCATCCCTGCCCAGGGTATAGTTCATCATGCTTTGAGGAACTGGCCGGACCTGTATCCTTGGATACTCCTCTTGCTCATTTAATATAAAAGTAAAGGCTTCACCACAAACAGGACAAATCAATTCTTCAGAATAAACTGATTCCCCTGAATCATTCTTCATGTCATCAGTTGACTTGATGACGGTATTGCATTTAGGGCAAAGAATAAGCGAATACCACGCAGGCCCTATTTCTGGTAATTTGAAACATACTGACATAAAATTCCTTCCTGTTATAAACTATCCTGTTATAAACTATCGATTACGATTACACGTCCGCAACAAAGCTAAATAGACCCCTTGTGGTAAAATTCAGATTTGATTTAACCGCATCGGAGACCGATGTAGTTACGCCTAACGATTCAAAACAAGCCCATAGATTGTAATGGTCTCCAGTTTGATCCTGTGCGGCGTCCCAAGTGAACAGTTGGATCAGAAAATACTTTTGTGTTGTGCTGGAAATCAAATCAAAGAGATCCTGATTAGCAATCGTAAGCTTGTTAATGGTTCCGGCTCCGTTCAACATCCCCAAAAGAGAATCTTTGCATTCCCTTCCGTTGTAAGATGCGTCCACCTTTTCCCTGTTTGCCGTAAAATTAAGCCCCTGCAAATATCCAACTTTTTGTAAACCTGATTCAAGAATATATGCGTTGGTTCCTGCGACCGTTACCGTCCCGACGTTGCCAGAGAATGTCGCCTTGCCCTGTGTAAAATCAACCTCCAGAAGCTGTTTACCTCCACTATCCGTCCACGTTGGTGGATAATTAGGATTTAATAACCGATGCGCCGCTGCCGTTATTTGTGCAGTAATAGTTGACGATGTACATGGTTCAGCATAAAGGTTCCCAAGGCTCCATTGGTCGTCTACTGTATGCCCAACGATCGCAGCGAATGTAATGGCCTGCGTGCCGACACCTGCTGCTACAAGGTTCTGGCTAGAGCCGGTCATACTTACCGCCGTAGTCCATGTCCCGCCATTAACTCGCCACTTAAATACATTAGGCGACGTGGCCCCTCCCGTAGTCACCACAACCTCAAAATGACCACTAGCCGCAGGACTAGAAAAGGCTCCCCAGGTCAGATCATTAAGACCAGATCCTTTAAACCCGTTGGGACGGTGAGCGTACAAATTTATTAATTTTCCATGTGTAGGTGTGCTTGAAAATCCCATATTTCACCTACCTTCTTATACGCCAAGTGTAAGGCCAAAAGTGCCTGTGCTTTCAAGTGAAGCTGTAAATTTTACAACATCGCCCAATGCTGAGGTTACTTGAAAGCTCAGAACATTCAAATCCCCTGTATAATAGTTACCTGGTGCATCAAGTACGAATTCCAACGCTGTGGCTCCTGTCAATTTTGTACCATTCACACATGCATCATGCACAGCTTTTTGACCTGCGATGCCGAGACACAGAGACCCGCTAAAACCTAATGTCCATACATATTGGCCTAGTAATGCCTTTTTACCGTCTTCGCCCTGAGATGAAGCGTCCGACTTGTCCCTAGTACAAGTCGCGTTCCATCCACTTGTTTCGGCGATATTTGTCCCTGATCCCGCCGTTCCTTGAGCAATCCTGCACACTTTTCCATGTATTGGTGTAGTATTTCCAGGCATGTATAAGTCCTCCTCTTCTTTTTTATGTTACGCGGTCGCTTCCGTGACCTGTAAAATTTTAGGTTTTACCCTCTTCTTTTCCTCTTCTTTTGCTGTCGTAGGAATGGTGTTTAGCACCTTGTCATCAAGATCAAGGATCTCTACCAGCGAAGAAGAACATCCAATACAATTAGGTGAAATTATAATCATCTCCGAATTGCACGAATCAGCATTGCAACATATTCTATAGACCCCCCTGCATGGAGTTTTATCAAGCATACGTATCCTCTCCTTGTGAAAAATAATTCACAAAGTAAACTTCCATGAATGCCCTGAAAAAAGGAAAGACGGTTATTGTGTCAAAATCTATTTTTATACCATCACAACGAAGCCCTACAAGGTCTGGGATTGAGTTAAAATCAATTGATGTAATGGATTTCTCAACAGCCTTTCTAAATTCCTCAATTTTTGATATCCCTGGATATTTTTTTATAATCACTCCGCTTATCGATGTGGTTGATGTCGGAGGTGACTTATCATAAATTTCGCATACCACACCTATTACGTGACTTACCTTTGTTTGCGATTCATTAGGATCTTTTGATATGGCAGCTAAGCTTATAACCGGACATTCAATTTCTGTAGGAGGTTTCCTCAAATCAATTCCATTGTAAATGGTATATAGTTTTGAGTAATTAGTATTGCACCATTCAAACAGATCAACATCGATGGATATGCTTTCTATAATTTCTTCCAATATTATATTAATATTCATATCCATGTACCTTTGCTTTTTAATTCAAAACTTGTTTTTATATTTTCCCACATTTGACTTTGATGCTTTTCCCAAAATGGGGTTATAATATCCCTTGCAGGAGTAACAAGTTGCGTTGTACTGCTACTGAGAGGTATTCCGGCTTTCATGACAAAATCCATTCTCATTTTATTTGTTACAGGTGTAGTAAACCCTTCCTGTTGCATCCTGGCTATTCTTTTCCAGGATGATGAAGAGAAAATAGTTCCAAAACCAAATTGAAAATTCATGGATGTTTGTCCTGGGAATGTAACATGATATCTTACTCCATGAAATGTCCTATATAATGGTGGCCAATTTTCCGTTTTGCCTAACGATGGGTGTCGATCTATATTAAACCTGAT